GATGATGAAGGAGTTGGAGTCCGAAGAGGAGACATTTAAGGAGCCTGCAGATACCCAGGTGGAAACTCAAAATAAGTCTATAGGTTCAGTGGTGATAGAAGCTACTGGTTTTGAGCCAATCAAAGTTAAGACTGTATCTCAGGTTATTAAATTGTCTCAAAATTCAAATGTAGCCGATGAGTTTATCATAGCTGCTATATTTAATGCAATTGTTCCTGATAGTGGTAAGCTTCAGCTTCAAAATGGTAAAACTCTAGAAGATGCAATTTTAAGTGGAGTGCGAGCTAAGGTCCTAGAGGACGACAGGTGGTTTTGGCAGAAATAGGAAGGTTGTAAATGTTAGTAGGCTTGGCACTTAACCATATTTTTAAGAATTGGAAGCAATACCTCGTATTGCTTTTAATTCTATGTAATGTTGCATTTGCAAGCACTGCTTATTTATTTTACGAATCTTATTCTAGCGCAAAATCTGAACTTAGTGAGTTAAAGGTTATTGACAATGCTCGTATCTCGGAAATACAAAATTTCAATAAGGAGCTTGGAAGAGCCAACTCTAGATTAGTTACTCAGGCGGAACTTGCTAGTAAGAATAAAATTGAGATTGATAATTTCAAAAAGGAGATTAAATCCCAAACAGATAAGATTAATGAGAAGGATTTAAAAATACGCAGTAGTGAGAAAACAATTGCCAGTCTCAAAGGTACAACTTATGGTGGGAAATCTACTGTAACTATTGTTTCAGGAGGCGGTGATGATAGGAGTTCTTTTGAAACTGTAGTAGATGTTAGCGAGGTATGTGGAGAGAAGTTAGCTTACCATTGGTCAGATGTTCATAATAGATTTGAATTATTTGATCCAGATATTGGAAATTCAAATGATGAGAAGTTTTCCTACAAGCAGATGATTAGAATAAAAGGAATAGTTCTAACGGACAGTACAGGTAAAGTTCAAGTTAAAAAGGTCACTGCTGAGGAAGTCGTTGAAATAGAGGGAGGCTCAGATGGGCGGACCTTTATGAAAATAGACGGAGGCGAGGTAACACTTGTAGATAGTGAGTTTGAATACTCTATAGAGCCTGAAAAAAAAGAGCCGTTTAATTTGCTTGGCCCTATTACATTAAGACCAGTAGTTGGTTTTGATTTACCATATATGACTCCAAGTATCGGACTTGAAGTTTTAAACATAGGTCGATGGATCCCTTATGTTAACTTAGGTTTGGTGCCTAAGTTCTCCTTTGATATATCCAGTATTTCCAATGGAAGTTTCGAAAGTTTGAGAAAATCTCGTATTGGACTTGGCCTAGTGTATCAATTTATCCCACCTATGGTAGATACGAATATAGGTTTAGGGATATCGTTAGGGGCTCCGCTGGATGACATTTCATCTTTAATGTTATCAGTTGATTTGATTTTTTACCTTACGCAAGATTTATTTCCATTCTAGTGAGAACATATGTCAAATTACCCTACTAAAATAGATACTGATTTAGAACTGCCACTGGTCATTGATGGCGTTACTGAGAATGCAAGTTCCTTGATAAATGGCATTAGAGAGGCTGTCGTTGCGATTGAAACGGCTCTTGGCATAAACCCTCAGGGTTCTGAAAACGATCTGTCAACGCGCGTTGCTAATGCTTTGAATTCCGATGGAACTATAAAGTCAAGTGCACTACCTTCAACTTTAGTTGATCTACCACTTTCTAATTCTCAGATAGGTGCTAGTGCGGGTATCGTTGAATCTAAGCTTGACTTAGATGTAGGTACTCAGGTCTTGCAGAATCAAGTTAGCAGTAATGATGTAGATATTGCAAACTTACAACAGTCGCTGGCAGCTTTATTAACAAGGTACGGTCTTCACATAGGTGGAATTAGTGACAGACATGACTCCGATCATATTAATCATATTTTAGCAGATGGTTATTCTTTTGGAATTGGAACTAATGTTGAAACTGCATTGGATTACTTATTTGGAAGGTTGAATGCTCATAGGGATGCTCAGGTTATTCGGGAACACTATGCTTCTGCTGTTGAGTATACCCCTTCCGCAGTCGTAGAAGGTATTCCAAATTTTATAACATCTACCAATGTTCAGGGCGCCATAGATGATGTTGAAATTGCTATAATTGAAGAAATTCGTCAACATAATGACCTGGCTCATAGTGATGGTGTGGGGAATGATGGATACCTGTTATTTGGTGGACAAGCTGCTGTTAATGATGCAAGTTTGAAATTGACCAGATATCAGCCTAACTCTGGCACTGATATTGTTAAAATCGGATTATGTAATGCGGCTACGATTAAAACAAAAGGTTTTAGTCCTACTGAATTCTCATCTTTGAGTAATGCATTTGACATTACGATTGACATTGGTGGGAAAAGCAGAACCATCAACATTACTGGTTTGGATGGTTCTGAATATCCTGTTGGAGACGGTCGGGTCACATTATTAGGCGTTGTTGATTATTTGAATGCTGCATTTGCTGATACGTCCACCCCTGCGCACTTTCCAGTTAGTGCCTTTGCCTCTGATGATGGTGAACTTGTACTTCAACTTAATGTGACTCGTGATGATGCAACTATTACTGTTACCAGCCCTGGTGCAAATTCTGCAATAGATGCATTGGGTTTAACTGACATAGCAGGGCAAGCAGTCTCAGTTTTTCAAAACTATGAATTTGTCATAAATGGAACTAGGTTCACGGAGTTGAAAACTCTTGCTAATACGGTTGGTACTCAGCTTAGTTTGAGTACCACAGTCGATCTTGGAATCACCATAGACTCATCAGGCATAGACCTGAAGGCCAATGATTTAATTCACATATATGATCACGATGTTACTTCGTCTATAGGTACGTATAGAGTGTCAAGTTTAGCTTCATCTACAGAGGTTCAGCTGTCTGAAAATCTTGTAGCTGGAGATTTTAGTTTCGTTATTTATAGAGACTCTTTTGATACTAATGCTATAACCTCCGACAGACGTGTTTTGGACTTCTACCTAGATGCAAATAGAGAGCCTATTTTAAGTGAGCGAGGGACTGTCGTATTTGGCGGAGTCGAAGGCGTTCGTATATTGGAGGTTTCTCAAAACTTTGTGGCATTTTCTGGTTCATTTACGCTGGAAACAATTGGGGCTAAAAGGGCTTTGAAGCTGACAGACGGTGATGGATATCATGGCACTAGTACTTTCTTTGATACTGGTTATATAGGCTATTTGCAAATAGCTAGTCCTGCAAATGATTCATTTGTGACCGGGTTTGTATTTGACGTAGCTCCTGTAAATGGAACTGATGCTATTACGATAATCGATAGTGAAATTCAAGATGATAGACTTTTACTTGGAACTTCTCATCATGATGGTCTTTCTGGAATTGAAATTCCCCTCTCAAGAAGAAATGTAGGACTGGTCGGAAATAGCGCCATTGGGAGCGAATTTAAAAAGAGTGTTATAGAAACAGACATTAATAATCTTCACACCTCTGGTTTCATTCGAGGTTTTGATATAATCACATCAAATTCCACTCAAATTATAATCAGGGGTGGTGTTGCGTATATATCTGGTAAAAGGTTGGAATTCCCTACTAAGACAATTAGTGCACTAAATGTAGCTAAATCTGATGGAACTTGGAACGTTGTTTTAAATGCCGATGGAAATATAGACTTATTCAAAGAAGGAGATGGTTCAACTTCTACTGAATACTCGGTTGCAGACATACTTTACCATGATAGTTTACTTATGGTTGCGCAAATTGTAGTATCTGGCGGGGCGATATCTTCCTATGTTGATGCTAGATTTTTCATCAATGATTTAGAAACTCGTATACAGTTGACGGTTGATGATAGAGAGCTTGGGTCAGGATCCTTTAGAACACTGGAGGCAGCATCATTATATTCTAAGAGTGCGCCTAATGATACCAAACCGGAAATAACAATACTTTCTGACCTTACTTTTGCAAATGCACTTGTGATAGATTCAGGTGCTAGAATAATTGCATTTGGTGATTTAACTCTTAATGGTAATTTGACATTATCTTCAAATTCTTCATTAAAATGCTACGGTTCATTGACTGTTGCGGGAACTATAACGCTAAGCTCGTCTTCTACATTGGAGATATTGGGTGGCGGAGATATAGCGGAAGCTACATTGGGAGACGACTCAAGGCTAATGCTTGATGGATACCTTACGTCCAACACCATAACATCTAGTGGTGATAGAGTCTTTATATCTGGTAGTGGAGCTACATTCAATTCTACTGTTTTATTCGATGATACGGGTTTATCAATCACTGGTTCTAAGACGGTTGTTGAAAACCTTAAACTGACATCTCAGGGATTGAACACATGTGTTAGCATAGTTGGGGCTTCGGATTGTATATTACACAATTTGGATGTTCAACAGGGTACCTTGACGCTTGCTCAATTATCTCAAACTGCAAGAACAGGTATATCCATTACAGGAACTTCTACTGGGATATTTGTATCTAATTCCTCCATATCAGAACTTGGAAGAGGGATTTACATCAGTGGGACTGTTTCTGATATCACTGTCTCAGATTGCATATTTACCAACATAGGTTCTCCGATCAGTGCAATTGGCACTAGTCGAATTTCAATTATAGATAACACCTTTAAGAATTTAGATATAACTGGAATATCTCTATCTTCAACTGTAGGCGAAGGTATTATTCGTGGCAACTTGTTTAAAGATACCTATGATGTGACTTCAACTCCAATTGGCATCTCGACCCAGGCGGACAGGACCGTGGTTGAAGGAAATATTTTTGATACCATTGATGGCACGGTACTTTATGGTAGTTCCTCATCAGGTAGTGAGTCGTCTATATTTTCAAACAATTTGATCAAAGATTGTGTGACTAGTTCTTTTGCAATTACTCTTGCTGGAGTTTCAAGCTCAATTGTTAGTGGGAATGTGTTCGAAAATCATGATGGTGCATTGGTCTCTGAGGCGGGTTCTAATCAAATAAATTCAAATCATTTCGAGACAACTGAGTCGGGAAATACTTTCACTATAGGTGCTTCTACATTTAATGATAATTATATCTCAGTTACTGGTGCGGGGACTATTTTAACTGATGGTTCAAATGTAGTTGGAAATAACTTTATCTCAATCGGTAGTGCTGTTTTTAAAAACTCTGAAGTGCATGGAAACTATTTAATCTCTACTCAATCTACTGGAACTGTATTTACATTCAGCGCGGATGCAGGCAATCATGTTGCTTCCGGCAACATGATTTCGACATCTGGTGTTACAAGTGGAGCTTATCTTTCAAATGTGAATAGTGGCAAGTTAACATTTTCCAGCAATCATGTCACGGGTTCCACTCCATTGAATGCGATTCAAGTTAGATCCAGTGGTGCCAGTTCATATACTAATGTCAATGATAACTCGGTTGAAAATGGTGCGAATTACGGAATTTTGATAAATGGGAGCAATGTTTCAGTTCAAGGAAACGTTACTTATGGCGCAGTTAGCAATGGAGACATAAGCGGTGGCACGAGTTATACCAATATGGTTATATCTAACAATTTTGTGAATGGTACGGGCGGAGATTCTAGAGGAGTTTATCACCAAGACGCTAACCCTACAGGTGTTTTCATATTTGGGAATAAAAATGCACTTGAGCAAAAAGCATTCTCAGTGTATGGCGCGACTGCTATTGACAATTGGGATTTTACATTATCGGGTGTTAAAAACATGGTAGCTACCAATAGTGTACAGAAGCTACTAATTCCTATGCACTTTGACACTGGACCTGAGTTGGAAAGTATCAATATTCAGATAAGTAATTCGTCGTCCGCAGGGGCTGCAACTGTAACAGTATATAGAAGAGATACTTCAGCAACTGCGTCAACTGCTATATCTACGGTAACTAGTGCTGCAAACACTGCTGCTGGAACTTTTGCAAGTCTAAATGTTCCAATTACCTCTACAGAATACGTTAGAAATGGTTATGAATATTTTACCGTAGTTAATATACCAGCTAGTTTAGCTGACAATACTATAATTGTAGGTCAAGTGATAGCAAATTTGAGAATCTGAGGAAAATAAATGAGCAATTATCCAGTAAAAATTGATACTGATGTTGAACTACCAAGAGTTGATGATGCTGCTACGGAGATAGCAGCTTCAGTCATTAATAAGATTCGTGAAGCTATCTTCTCGATTCAAACAACCCTTGGTAAAAGTCCTCAAGGATCTGCAACAGATCTTGTAACAAGGTTGTCTCAATCTATAAATGATGACGGAACTCTTAAGTCAACGGCCCTTGTCATTGATTCAATTGTCAATGCCCAGATAGCCTCAGGTGCAGCTATTCTAGAATCCAAGTTAGACTTGGATATCCCTACTCAGTCTCTTCAAGACCAGATTACAAGCAATGATATCGATATAGCGGAGCTACAAAGGGCTCTTGCAGAGGTCATTAGGAATTTAGCTCTTCATGTATCTGGAGCTGGACTTAGACATGATACATTTGATATTGATTTAAATAGCGCATATTTGATGAGTGCTCCGCCTGAGTTTACAGATATTGTTAGCACTGAACTTCATGGTGCACTGGTTGAAATGAATGATCGTTTCATAGATCATGCTTCAGATTCAAAAGTCGCTGCTCATAAAGCCTCTAGCATCTCTGTTGATGGCTCTAATTTTGATATCATTCCTATAACTGTGGATGATGTTCAAGAGGCCCTTGAGGCTCTTGATAGCTCCAGAGCTGTTGAACTAGTAGTACATAGAGACCACTTGCATGCAAACGGTTTCGACAACTGGGCGAATAACTCACTTGGGTACAATCAAAACTTGCAATTGGTTCCATCTACATTTGGGCAAAAAGTAACTGCTCAGATGATATCAGGGACCAGGAATCAAATCCGGTTTGATGGTATTGATCTAGCAGCCGAAGGTGTTAAGCAAGGTCATATAATAGTAATTGAAGATGGAGATGCTGCTGGACAGTATGTCATTGATGATATTGGCCCAAGATTGGCAGTTGGCTCTAAATCTCTTTTGAATTCAACTGATGCTGAAATTCAAAGTGTATTTATAAGAAGAAGCGAAATTGTTGATGGCTATGCTGATGTTGCAATCTATGGAGAGAGTAGCGATTTAACCTTCAAGGGCAATGTAGCTAGCGTAATTCATACAAACAGCTCTACATTGGACAGTCTTCAGATCTCTCGTCCTAATGCAGCTAGAGTTTTATCATTAGGGCTAAAGCCTAACCTGTTAGCAGGTGGCGAAACTCTTGATGTTGAGGTTGGCTTAAATGATGGAAGCACTAGATCTTCTACCATAACCTTGTCTGGTTCTGCAACTTTGGACTCGATAGTTTCCGACATAAATACTGAGTTTCATGGAACTTCTGCCTTTCCTGCTGCGGCGTATCGAGTTGGAGATGAGCTACTATTATCTCACAACTGGGATGGATATGTAGGTAATTACATTAAGATTCTCTCAACTGGGGATTCAAACAGTATTCTTGGGTTTGATGGTTATGGTTCTAATATAGTTAACCTTGCAATCCCTCCTACTGCTACATCTAAGTACTACGTTAATGGAGAGTTGTTAACAGGGTTTAAAACGATTGCCTCAACTACTGCTTCTATTGCAGGTGCGGTTATAACTTTCACAGACTTCAATCCTGAGGATTCTGAGGTAAAACCTGGTAACTTGATTCATGTATTAGATCACGCTACCGTTTCAGCTAGAGGGACTTATTTCATCACAGCCGTCTCTTCTACAACTGTGACTGTTCATACTTCTATAACTGGAAGTGCATCCGTATCTGTTGAAATTCAGCATGATGCAATCCCACTTGCAGAAATAGTAAACAGTGGTAATGCTCAAATAGTTGAGACGTTCTTAGATAGCTCAGGTAGAGCTAAATACAATTTACGTCTTGACTATGACAAATCAATCCCAAATCTAAATGTCTTAGACGTTAGTGATAACTTTATATCTGGAGAGTATCTACTCGTATCCACTGTTGTTACAGGCGGACATGAGTTAAACATAGGTGCATTAGGACTTAAGGTCTTGATTGAAACTGGATTCGTAGGTAGGAAGCGGATTTGGTCAGACTCTAACATTGAATTTATAGAAGTTGAGATCACGGGTGCAATAAGTGCATCTCCCGCTTCAGTTGTCAATGTTTATGAACACATTAACGAGGAGGAAGTCTTAGAAGTAGCCTCTGTTAGAACTAATGGTTTAGAGTCTCTGTCGGATGTTAGAGATAAAAGATTATTTGGAACCATAGGTTTGGATGAATTGCGTGAAGATGTAATTCAAACATACGTAGAGACGCCCTTGGCGGAATTGAGATCTGATGGTGTGATAAGAGGTCTTGACGTAATCACAGTGAATTACTTAGACTTTGCCTATCCTTCTAATAGCTCATTGCTCATTAGAGGTGGCACTGTTTATGTTGATGGAGTTCGATGTGATGTAAGAACTCAAACAGTTGTATTTCCAAATACTGCAGGAACATTCTTTGTGGTGTTGAACCCAATAGGTGTTTTTGAAATCATAAATGAGAGTGATTGGACTTTAAGTGAAATCTTGGAAAATGATGCTGGCAACTTTGCTCTCGTTTGCAAAGTTGTTCACAATGGAACTATCCTGACTAGCTCTGAGGACTTGCGATTCTTCCTAGGTAATATCGATACGAAGTTGGACTTAATCGTTGATGCGACTAATAATTTCACAGGTAATTTCTCCACATTTGAGGCAGCGTTGAATCATGCTAATAATATGCCTGCTTCTGAAAAACCTGTTATCAGAGTAGTTTCCAATTATCCTATTGATATAACTATTCCTAGCGGAAGTAGAGAATTAACTATTCAGATTGACGGCTATGTTGAAAGCATAACCAGCGCATCTCCATGTAGGATAGAGGGCAGAACTGTCTCAGATCGCACTCAGCCTCATGTGAATGGAACCCTTACTACAAGTGCAGGGTGTTCCAGTGTTGAAATATCTAATTTGAGCATTGGCGGCGTTTCTTCAATTACTAATACTGATAGAGCAATTATAAGAGACTCTCTTTTTGCTGGTAATCTTACATATACTCCTTCCGGAGTTGGGGTTATCAATGTTGATAATGTTTCATTTTCAGATGATGTTTCATTGTATACTTCTAGGGCTTATGTCTCCGGCTCTAGATTTTTAGGTGCTGGTAATCGCCTGTATACAGCTGGCGATGTAACTATAACTGGCACAACATTTGACGAGGCTCGTTATACAGGTGAGGGCGGCACTGTAAATATATCCTCATGTATATTTGAAAATCATAATGGAGTGACCACCATTATTTATAACGATGGTGGTCGTATCAATGTGGCAGATACATTGTTTCAAGATATAACTACTGATACAAGTGGAATTTTAGTAGATCTGTCTGCAAATGGCGGCACAATTAGTGATAGTACTTTTTCAAGTATAATCGTTACAGGTACTGCGCGTATTCTTTCGGCAAGTGTTTCCTCAAATGTATTGTTTGAAGGGAATACTTATACTTCTTCAAATGAGAATGTTGTAAGTACAATTTTCACTAATTGCGAAAATGCAACAGGAACTGGCGACTTACTAGTTAGCTCTAGTATATTCACATCTAATCGCAATGTAACTGCAGTTAAGCTCGGTGCAAATGGAGTCTGTGATAGCAACTATTTTGGTTCGAGTTCAACATTAGGTTACAATGTTGATGGCACTGGCTCTGCCAACGTTATAGTTTCAGGAAATCAGTTTTCCAGCATCATAGCGTCCGCCGTTGGAGTTGTATTGAATTCCTCCTCAACTGGTGCGAATGTGTATGGAAACAACTTCACTGGAGCGGATGCTACAAGTATTGCCGTCAGCTTAACAAACTCTACAAAGGTAGTGATAGATTCCAATGTGTTCAATGCCTGCTCTCTTGCAAGTACCTCTGGTCAGCAGGATGACATCACTGTCAGAGATAATGTTCTGTCGGCTTTGGCTGAATCTATGACTGTTGGTAATAGGTTCGTCTTCAGTGGGAATAAGAAAGCCACTGAAACTATGACTTTGAACACTTCTTCATCTTCTGCATGGAAAGTTATTGAAAATCAATTTAAGAGTGCTGGTGAGCTTAATTTTGCAGGAACTGATCTCTCTGATAGCGTTATCTCCAACAACACCGCTTCGAACATATCGTTTGGAATAGGGTTAACCAGCAGCGTTATTGCAAACAACATCTCATTGATGGCTGCCCCTAATGCAGTTGACTTTATTGATGTAGTTTGTTCTCAGAACCACGGGCTTTGGAATTATGCAGATTCTGGAAATATCACTTGGTCACAAAGTATTGTTAATGAAAATATTTGGGACAATGGAGATGGCTATGTTGAATTTACGATAAAGAGTGATGGCTCCAATACGCCTTCGCTTGTAAATATCACTCAGAATACGTTTACCGACAATCACATTATTCTATCTGCTGTGAATCAGATAGATCAATTATCTTTTGTTGATAATTTCTCTACAAACACCGGTACTCCAAGAATCTTGGATGTAAATGCGCACATTAATAATTCATACATTTCAAGAAATCTAAATTTTGGAATCAATGTAAATAGTGGCGCAGACAGTACTGTGATATCTTTAAATTCGCTAACGGACCAGGACCTTTTATTAAGTGGAACTGTCAATGGTACATCTATTGATGGAAACTTTGTGAATAACTTAGTAGCTAATTGTTCGAGCAGCAATCTCAGTTTGTCGAATAATAAAATATTCAACGACCTCGAACTTTTCCAAGCTGGTGGAGATTACACTGTTAATAAGTCTAGTATTTCTAACAACTCAATTGTTGGAGATATGATTGTCGGTAGTGGGATATCTGGCACAGATACTCATGTGTTTACAAATAATGTAATTAATGGTAACTCCACAAATGCTATTCTGATTTTTGAAACAGATGTTGCCGCAGCCACTTATGAATTAAGTGGCAATACTATTTCAAATTCTCAAGTTAGCACTGATATTAGAATTTTGACAGCTTCTGGTAATTATGGTACTTCTGGTTTGACTATTAGTGGAAATACATTATCTAACAACAAGTCTGCTCAGATTCTTATTAGTGCAGGCGATGAAAATAAAGTTCCATATGAAAATACGGTCATTCAAGGTAATCTATCTCCTATCATTACAGTTGGTGAGGGAATTAGGTATACAAATCTGACTATCAACTCTAACACTGTTTCTAACTTAACTGTTGGAATTAACCCACGGGAAGGTGGTGGTGGAGGAACTGCATTTTTCACTAATCTCTCTATCTCAAATAACCAAATAGATGGCTACGTTGAGTTGCAGCTAGGGGATACTGGCGGGTTTTCTTATACAAAGAACGTATTAAATGGTATCATTATATCTAATAACCTTGCAGCCGGAGTTGATTTAATATTTAGAAATGACTTCCAAACAAATGACGCACTATTGAAAGGATTCAATGTTTCAGGGAATGCATGTCGTTCTTTCGCCATGCTTTGGGAGACAGGGTCTAGTTCTATAAATTCAGAAACGCTTTCTGTTATAGGTAATACTTTTAACGGAGTGACCGGCGGGCTGTGGGAGCCTGGCATATTTATGGACGTAGTTGATAGTGGCAATAAGTTCTACTACACTTCTTTTGATGGAAACGGAGTCGGGACTAATAATGATGATCCTGACGTTGGTCCACCTATAGCTTCAAGTACTCATGAGATTCGTGTTACAAATAATACTTCAGCATTTATTAAGTTTTATGAAAGTTCAATCTCTGATAACAAGGGTCTCCATATTGAGCTTGAGAATAATGGTGGTGATTTGAATTTTTCAGGAAGAATATCAAATAATTCATGGCTTCATCCTAGTAGCACTCAAGGAATCTCAATAAGCGGTACATCTACAAGTACGGATGTAGCTAATCTTATAATTTCAGGAAATCATGGAGCTCGTGCAAGCACTACCGGAAGTGGATTTATTAATTTTCCCGACACTGCAACTATAGAAAACCTAACGATAGAGGGAAATCATTTCTTTGCAGATAATTTAGGAATTAATCTCAGTGGCTGTGGTGATTGCAGTAATGTTTCAATTTTAGACAACAGGATTGTAAATGGTAATGTTGATTTAAGTGATTCAAATCCATCGTACTTGACAGTTTCTGGTAATTTTATTGAAGGGTCTCCTGCTAATATTGGTTATGATTTAACTGGTCAAACCGGTGATATTGGTAACATATTATTTGCCGGAAATAATGGTCCTAGCATAGTTGATATAGATTCTACGGCGGCAGTATCGGGCTTTTCGTTTACAGGTAATAGTGGCCTTAGACTTAGATTTCAAAATGCAACGGGCATTGGATACTCAAATATTGTTGGAAATAGTCTTTCCGGATTATACATAGGAACTGCCGGGAATACTGTTGGCATTTTACACGCAGTCAATATTTCAAACAACTATATTGGTATCACGTTTGATTATGAAAATATCGCAACATCATTGAGCTCAGTGATTGTGTCTAATAATATAGTGTATGGAGATATTCTTCTTCCTCCACTTGCGAAATACATTACAAATGGGGGAAATTCTATTACTTTCAATTCTACTGATGTGGGGGGAATCGGTGCCTGGGAGTCAAATCTCGGAGCATTTGTAACTTTCGATTCAAATAGAGTGTTTGTATGGGGCAATCAAAGTGCGGCGACGACAACCACAAGCGTAGCATTCACAGGGGATACTGCTGTCGATCCAAGTACTGCAAATAATGTGTCTGGTGGTGGTATTACCAATTAATTTGGAGAAGTTTAAATGAAAGAAGATGAAAGTATAATTGATGTAGTTTTTCAACTGCGTACTCTTTTATTAGAGCAAGCACAACAAATTCAAATGTTGCAAGCTAGCATAAATCTAATAGGAGCTAAAGTGAATGATAAAATCTATCCGGACTTCTCAGCGCCAAAAGGAGTTGAATCTAAACCAGCTAAAAGCTTAGCTAGCTTGTATCAGCCTGGAGAGACTATATCTGAAGTAACTCATCCGTCCGCTCCTGTTGCGAGTCCTCCCCCGGCTCCAAGTTCAATACCAACACAGCGAAAAAACGTAAAAGTTTTTGGTAATCTTGAAGATCAATCAAGAAAGGCTTTAAGTGGAGTGGTTGTAGAGATAACTGATGCTAATAACAATGTAGTAAAACAAACTAAAACAAATAGAGGAGGACTTTGGATGTCATTTCTCCCGCCTGGAAGTTATAATGCTGAATTTTCAATACCAGGCATGCAATCAGAGGCTGTATCTTTTCAATTATTTGAAGGGCAGAAGGAAGTAGAAGTTTAACAGAGGGTTTATGGTTGTTGGCGCAGGAATGTTTGTGAATTCAGATATTTACGAGCTTGATAATATCACAAGGCACGTAGGTATCGTCCATGGTCGCAATATACTTGTAGACACCATACGGGAAATATTTGCCAGAGATAGAGAATACCATTATGCAACAGATGTTTTTGGTTTCCCAAAGACTCCAGATCATACAGGATTACCTCTAGAAGCTGGTATAAATGACAATGTTACAACTAGAGTCTTTATAGGAACCACCTTTCGATACGAAGGTGGTTTCCTGCCTGCGATTACAGTTCGACAAACTAGTTCGCAATACAAGCCTATATCATTTAATCAAAATAAGTTGACAATGGAATTTGAGAAACAACGTACTGAAGATGGGTACGGTAATGTTGATTTTGTTAGAGTTCCGAGCAGATATACATTTGCTGGGGCATGGGATCAGACATTTGAAATAAAGGTAACAAGCAATAGTCAGGAAGACACTGCGGCTATTGCAGATGTATTACTGATATCTCTTCAGAGCACTTATAGAAGTATAATGGAAAAAAATGGATTATTTGTCAAGACTGTCTCTGCTGGAAGTGAGTCATCAGAACAAGTTGGTGGAAATGATCCATTATTTTCAGTTGTAATTACAGCTAATACTTTCTCAGAATGGCGTAGGGAAATTCCAATTAGTAGCTTAATAGAAAGAATACAATTGTGTTTTAGTATAGATTTAGGTGTAGCTAATGATGTGCCAGCATCAGGGCTGACAATAAAACAGGTATTTGAGTAAATCTCATTTGATTTTTCTCGGCATAAATATATATTATGTCGAAAGCATAAGTATATATGTCGACATAGTACTTTACAATAGTGTGTATTTGTAAATATATCAATAATCTTAATAGTTAACAGGTAAGCAAGTACTTATGAGGTAAATTATGGCGATCATTCCAAATATTTTTGACCCAGTCCAGCCCGACATCTTCACTAGAGTTCGCACTCGTGAAAGAGTTAATGCGGTCTCTGGTGGGTCGCGCGTTTTAGCTATAGTCGGTGAAGGAGAAACTGAAGAAGATTTAGTTGTCTCTGCAAATGGTGGAGGTGCTGACGGGTGGAATTCTGATTTCTCTGGTACCAATAGTCCAGATGGTCGCCACTTTAAAATTTCCAAAATAGGTCTGATTGCCAATAGAACCAGCATCCTGAAAAATGGTATACCTCTTGCTGTGATAGAAGGGTCGATTACTTCGACTGCTTTTGATAACAGGTATGATGCGAGAGTTGACCCACTCACTGGTCGAGTTGAGCTGCAAAGAGCCCATCTTGTGGATTTTGGATCTGATGCTAATGGAAATACTTTATATTATTCAGCTAGCACTTCAAACACTGGGACCGGTACAGTTGCGATTTCTCAAACATCATTGCTGGATGTTAATGCTCCGGCTGAAACGTGGACTGCGAGAGTAGTTGGCGTGGTTAAGGACTCACTTGGAGATATTATCCCCGGTGAGGCTACAATCACAGTCACTGGATCAGAATCTGGTCAAGTAATTGATTTAAATGGTAATGCGATTGTCTGGAAATCAGGCGGCGTTGTTACCAGCAATGGTATATTGAACATTGCCTTCACTGAAGGTGGAACACCATTCAATGTTGGTGATAGATTCACCATGCAGACGGACAGTGGTGTTCTTTCTGCTAACGATGAGTTGAGCGCTAGATACATTGCTGCTTCAGATTTGAATACAGCTGAATCTTTCTTCTCTCCTTCTGATGCTTTTGCAGTTTATGGGCAACCGAGTGCTACAAACACTCTGTCGCTTGGTATGCAAATGGCGTTTGAGAACGGAGCGCCTCTTGTTACTGCAGTTATGGCGAAGCCACCTGTTCCAAGAAAGACTGATGAGTACCTTATAACTGCAGATAACCTTTTGACAGGTACTGTGGAAGGTGCTGCAGGAACATCCCTTCAAAAGGATACTATATTCCCACTGTCTATGAACGCTCTGCCGGACATTGATAGTAAGATCAATATCTTCGTAGTTAACACAGATGGAACTGAGGAGCAACTTCTTTTGAACAAAGAAGACTTTTACGACACTGCATTGACCTCTGTTGCTTTAGGTTATAGCTCATTCGTGTCAGGACCTTTAACTGAATCGTACACTGTGTTCACTTCTCCTGAAGTTGAGCAGTCCTCCATTGATGGTTATGTTCAAATTAACAGCGGAAGTGAGATTTACTTCTCATCTCCTACTGTTCAATTCTCTGCGGACAGATTAGCCACTGGTGAAGGTGATGTTGGCAAAGAGCTTGTTATTCTCTCTCCTACTGAGGTGGCGGGAACCTACACGCTTGACAGTGTTGGCGATGGTTATGGCAATTTGAACGTTGCACTTGCTACAGGCTCTCCATCTGGAAGCCCTGGTGATATCTTTGACGGCTATGTCTCTTGGCAAATAGTTGATCCTAATGATACTGACCATGCTTACTTTGCAATCACAGATGATGTTGCAATTAGTAGCCTTACTGCAGGGAAAGGACTTCGAATCTCTTATGTAGACACTCTTGATGCTGACTTCTTTGATACAAATTGGAGTGAAGCTAGCCAGGCTCTTGAGTTGGTAGATGTGCAATTGGTTTGCCCTCTTCCGATGCAAACTGTCAGTAGCATTCAGCAAGTGTTCAAAACTCACGTTGAGACTGAAAGTAATATTTTGAATCAGCATGAGAGAATCTTGCTGACAGGTGCATTGCTTGGTCTTACTGCAGATAATGTCATTGGTAATACTTTGGCTGCTGTTGAGGATGTTGGAGTACTTGAAGGTATTCAGGGTGATGATGCAGAAGAGGTTCTTCAAGGAAATATTGAAGATTTGGCTAACTACTCTGTTCCGGACGGATTTGGTAGCAGCTTTAGAACTGTCTACATGTATCCTGATGAAATTACCAGAAACATTTCTGGACAGAACACTACTTTGCCAGGTTACTTCCAGGCTGCTGCATTTGGTGGATACCTTGGTGGTCAGCTTGATATAGCAAGACCTCCTACATTTAACACATTAGGCGGATTCAATGTTCCTAATACCAAGCGTCTTAAGAAGCGTGTTAAAAATCAGCTTGCTGGTGCAGGTATTCTAGTTACAGAGCCGGTTGCTGGCGGTGCCAGAATGCTTTGGGGTAAAACTACAACACAAAGTGGGGCTCCTGAAGAGGAAGAGGTTTCCATCGTCTCGATTAGAGATCAGGTTGCCAGAACTGTTAGAGCTAGCTTGAGACCGTTCATTGGTCGTGTGCAAAGTCCTACAATAATTGCAGAGGTTAACGGAGCTATTGCGAAGTTACTGCGCTCTTTGGTTGGGCAAGGCTTGCTTTCAGGATTTGGTTCAATTACGGTTCAAAGAAACCCCATAGAACCTCGTCAAATTGACATAGGTATGGTAATCAATCCCACTGGACCGATAAATTGGATTTTCGTTGACCTGGTCGCTGAACTGTAAGAGCATTTTAATTTGTTTAAAATTAAAGTATACGTAATATTAAGGAGAATTTAAAATGTCTTATCTTTATACCGGCACATCACAGGGTGCTGCAACAGCCACTGGGCTTTCTACTCAGATTCTGATTCAGGTTGATGGTCAAGGTGTTGGAGCTATCCAGAACTTTACCGTTAATCAATCTAGAGCAAATAAGAGAATCACAGAAGTTGGAACTGACGGAACTATTGAGATAGTTCCGACCAGTGGAGCTGAAGTGAGTCTTGATGTCCAACGAATCGTGTTTGACAAGAAGAGGATTACAGAATCTTTTCAGCGTGGGTTTTTGAACATTCATGCTCAGCGCATTCCTTTTGACATATTTGTTTATGACTTTAGTGATGTTCCGAGTGATACCCCTCTTGACGCTGATCCTTCAGGCTTGGATGTTGCAAGTGCATTTGATGCGCCAGACAGTTCAGAAGGTCTTGTTACAACGGTTTATGAAAACTGCTGGTTCAAGAGTCTTAACACCGCATATGGAAGTCAAGATTACATTATCACTGAACGAGCTGCTATTGATGTTGAATTTGTTCACAGCTTCAAGGATGGCAAAAGTAATGTTCCCGCAAGTAAGGGTCAACCTGCCTTTGTGGATAGTCTTGAATACCTGGCTGATACTGGCAGACGAGGAAGTTTGGACGCCAGAGGTTTGGGTCGCATTAGTGACAGCTTCTCTGGACTACTTTCACCCTAATAGATTAGCGGTGGAGATTTAAAATAAGGGCTACTTGGTAGGATATATTCCATAACCAGGTAGCCCTTATTAAATTCGATGTTTTTAACCTAATGATGTATATATAGATAGAGCTTGAATTTTATCAATCAAGTTTCACCATATGACAAGGAGAAATTATACATGGTATCCATAGAACATTCGATGACAAGTAACCAGAATGAGTTTAAAGTGCAAGCGCAGGAGACTAAAGAAGTAGTAGTTCGGCCTGCTGAAGATGAAGCTTTATTTCACCAGCAAATGGAAGAAATGAGTAAATTCGCTGTTGATGGCGAGGCGCCAGAATCATATGTAGATCCTGTATTGAATGTTGACTCTAAAAGGAAAACAGATGCGGAGAATTTCCTGCTTTATAACAAGCCTATAATTCATAAAGTCAAGATTAATGGTATGGTATTTTCTCTTAAAGTTTTAAATTCTCTAGATCATGATGAAATCTTCCATGAGGCTGTTAAGCTTTCCGCCTCTGAGCAGATGACTAAGACTAGTCGGTTTATTCTTGCAGCTTGTTTGACTGATGTTGATAACGTTCCTGTTGAATTTGCATATTCTGGACCTGATTCTATTGAAAGTGTATTGCTTCGAAAATATGCGGTAGTAAGTATGTGGCCATCTACATTGGTTACAAGTTTGAACAAAGCTTATCAGGAAATTGTCAAGAAGTCTGAAGAGGAGTTTTCCTACGATTTTTTAGACTAATCGGTAATAATTCACTCCATCGATTAAGATGGAAGATTGCTAAAATGCTAAACAAGCCGGTTAATGATGAGTTTTTTAATTTTCTTACGATTCATGATTGGAATTATTACTCAGCACAATTTAATTTAGATCAGGAAGAAGAGGTATTAAATCTAAGGAATGCAATAGAATACCATGCAATGTTTATCAATCACGAAGGCGTAGATCATGTTAAAACAGCAAGGGCTCAGGCTGAATTAGAAAAAGAATTCGGTGAAAATAATATTGAAACTCAACGTTTCGGTGATGATGAGTTTGCTAAGTTTATATCAAGAGGAACTGGAAAGGCTCCTGTGTTTCAGAAGAGGTAAAGATGGTTGATATTGATTTAGGTATAACTCCAGAAACTGCATCGGCAACAGGGAACTTAATTGGATCCTCTGCAGGTGCGGCAATTGTTAAATCACTTTCTGAGAGTATACCTGGACTTGCAACAACTACAGCTAAAGGCTTCATTGACATTATGGGCAAGGATGCATTTTCAGGTATGACTGCTACTGCAAAGGAAGCTGCAAATCATGTTAGTGCGGCTGGTGGCGACCTTAAAGGTGCAATAGATAAATCTGCTGATAAACTTGCTTTCGAAGCTGAAAAGGCCGCGAAAGCGATATTTAAAGAGTTATCTGGTAAAGAATTAACGCTAGATGCATTAGTCGATCTTGATACATCTAAGTTGTTAGATAAAGCTAGAGGTTTGGGCGAAAATGCTATGGGCGATGTGCTTGTTGGCATCGGTATTGATCCTGCATCTGTAGAAATGCTGAAAGGAAGCCTAGGTATAATTCAAGGTTTGATTGAACCTATGTTAAAACAAGAGGTATTTGTAGAAATTGCCGTTGGCAAAGGCATGAAGGCAATGGATAACATTCTATCCGGCGTATCTAAAACAATAGGAACTTTTGAAGCGCCGTTGCTTGCTGCTAATCGGGAAGCAGTTTCATTGGCAATTCCTTTTATGAAATTGTCTGGCGCGGGTGGTGGGCTTAGAGATGTTAGCGATGCTTTAGTAGAGTATCGAGAAAGAATGGTTCAAGCTAGCAAACAAACTGGGTTGTCGGCAACTGAGTTAACAAAACTTGAACATGCGTTTGTCAGCAGTGGTGTTTCTGCAGAAGAGATGTCCGCCCGCACAAAGTTATCTTTTGACAATAATGCAGGTGATTTAACTGGCCTCGCTGCAGCTGCTGTCGCATTCAAAGGGGCTGGGCTTGATGCTGCGGATGGCGCCACCGAGATGTCATTCGCTATGCGCAATTTAGGCCTCAGCTCTAATGAAGCGCTAGAACGCTTGGGCATTTTTGCAGAGGTGTCTAACAGGACCCCTGAATCAATGACAAAGGTCACTGAGACGATTACGCGTGGGGCTGCGTCATTAAAATATTACGGCGATACTACAAAGGGTGTTGCAGAAGTATATGATAAGTTCTTGAAAACTGTAGGTGAGGGAAAGGAAGGCTTGGCTGCTGACTTTGTTCAAACTATAGTCTCCGGTATTGGCGGCATGAATGAGGGACTTAAAGCATTTATAGGTCAAACTAGCGGATTAGGCGCAGGTCAAGGCGCTATAGGCGGCATGTTAGAGGTCGAAGAGCAAATTGCAGATGGAAATATACAAGGAGTTATGGATGCGCTTACTAAGCAGATAGAGACGATTAGTGGCACAAGTATACTTGGTAGGCAGGAAGCAATATCAACTGGCAGCCAAGAGCAGTTTTTCATTCAAAGAAAGTTACTACAAGATTTCTTAAATGTTCAGGATCCTGAACAGGCCACAAGATTGATGGAAAATATATCTAGAGGTCAAGATGTAATGGCCTCAGATTTAAAAGCAGCTAGAGGTTTGGCTGGCGTAGGCTCTAGAGGTCAGCAGTCTGTTCAGGCTGAATTAGGAGTTTCCCAGAGACTTCAAAATGTGGCGGACGTTACACGTAATTTAGGTCTCACTCAATCTATTGCAAAGGCTTTACAGGAAAGCTCCGGTAACTTTAAGCCAGCTGCGGACACCTTATTGCAATCTGTTGAAGGATTACAGAGCCTTTTAAACAAGGATCTTTCCGAAGTTCTAATATCTGGCAGTCAGCTTGAAAGTAAAATGAATGTTCCTGTCGCTGACGCTGTTAGTGAGTTATCTTCCAAGGATTCTAGTGGCATTACAACGTCAGGACTTGCCACTAATGTTAAACACACTGCCTTAGAAAATCAATACTTCACTGGAGACATTGGGGAATCTGGAAAGCGTGCATCTCTATTGGGAGGAATAAGCTTAAGTTCCCAAGCGGAGCTTGGAAAGAATAATTTTGATCAACTTACTATGACTGGCTTCAAAAGACAAAATTCAGAAAGGGAAAAGGAACTTTCTACCTTGGCCGGGCAAATTGCTGAACTGGCCAAATCAATGGATTCTTCAAGGGAATTCAAAGGGCAGAACCAGGATGAGCTTAAAGACATTGTGTTAAGAATAACTATTGATCCTACCAAGATGGAACAAGTGGTAAAGGGTCAAATTGAGAGGAAAGAAAAAGAGCAAGTTAATGGAAGATGAGGTAAATTAAATGGCATTTTTTGATCCCAGGCCTGGTCTGAATGATTTATTATTCGGAAGTGTACCTGAAACTACAGATTCTCAGCAAGTTAATTCTGCTAACAATGTTCAGGATATAATTGACCCTCCAGAGCAAGGTTCTTACTCCAGACAAATGTTAAAGTGGAGAGTTCCAATGTTTGGTTGGATTACTATGTTTCTCAATCCCGAAAATATACAAATTCAGGAGGAAAAGGACATAGGAGCTAAGCGTACAAAGGCTGGCTTTATTATGCAATATGCGGGTGAGAAGCTCACTCAGATAACTTTAAGGGGCACAACTGGCTCCGCAGGTATGGAGGGAATAAATATACTTCGTACTATTTATAGGTCTGAACAAATTGCATTCGATCAGATTGCTAATGAGCTTGATAGGACAGGTCCATTGGCAGAATTCATGCAACTTACTCGTGGTACGACGGGCGCAGGGTTTATAAGTGAACAATTATTTGGAGATAGAACTTTTGATGTAGCTTTAAATGTTTTAAGTCAACCGTTTCCTACCTTGGCATCTCTTGCTGCAAACGTTGAGCTGTTCTTTCAAGGTGAGCTGTACAGAGGTTATTTTAAAAGCTTCTCTGTAGATGAAAATTCGTCTACGAATGGTATTTTCTCATATACTATAAATTTCACTGCGTATGCAAGGCAAGGCGTTAGGCGTAACTTTATGCCTTGGCATAGACAGCCTTTCAATCCGATGGGAGCTTCAGCAGGTAAAGCGAACCCTCTATCATACACTTCACCTCCGAGTGTCATTACTAATGATTTAACTGGTATTTTGGAAAATGTCGTTGAGAAAGTTGACAGGGGCTCTGATAGGATTTTTGGAAACAGATCTACATCGACGGCTAGCGGTTCACTTGGACGCAGTCTTGAAGAATATGATTTAAGAGGGTAGGAGAAGAAAGAATGGCAATTTTAAGAGGTACTTCACAATCAAGATTTCCTCCGTTTGATGATCCTAATACTGGAGCTGGATTTCTGATAGAGCGTGGTCAAAAAGCCGTATTGAGTTTTTTGAAAGGCGTTGATGATGGGCAGTTTGAAAGTAAATTCGTTGAAGATGGTGTTCAGAATATTCCTGGGTCCTCAACTATAGATAGAAGTTTCTCTCAGATTCAGCAGCCTTCTAGAAGGCAAATGTTAACGCAAGCTCCTCAGGCAACTGTTTTTGTCAAGAAGAAGATGTTCTCGGCCTTGCGATCAAACTATGATGTTAGATTTTTGGGACAGAAGGAAAAGATATTCCTTAGGGCTTCTAAACTACTATTTGAAAGAAAAGCTCAAACATTAAGTTTTTATGAAAGCCTTGTTAGAATTGAAGATGTTTTCGACAGCAGTGGATTCCTATCTATTGATAAATCTTCTGACAAGGTACTGGGTTCATTATTTCAATTACTGGAACTCTCATTTGATGGACTTAGCGTTCTCGGAGGACGCCAATTTTCATTGAGTGAAATCGTTGGACAAAGTTCTATCTTGTCGCCATTCGCAAAAATGACAGACGAGTTGTTAAAACTTCAGGATGTAAATCGGCGCTCTAAGGGCAATCAGCTGACAAAGTGGATTACAGATCCTAGTAACCCTGATGTTACAGGCGTTGGAGCAGGCGTTGGAGTTATAGAATTAAATCTTGTAAGTAATTTTAATACAAATGTTTCTAAGGATTCTGGTGGTGGAGGTGCAAACTTTACAATAGAAGACCCTTATAAAATTTCAGTCATTACAGATTCAGATATTGAAATAGCTTTAGGCGAAGCTATAGCTCAACAGAATATTAAACGTGGGAGTGTTAGAACCATAGGCAATGATCTGCTGTTTAAGGCCGAAGCATTAGATAATCAGCTCAATGAGTTAAGAAGAAAAAATGGCAAGAGTTCTATTAACTTCGAGTTTGAGTTGGAAAGTGGGAAGGCGATAGGCACCATTATTGAAACATCTCAGAGCTTTGGACTTTACTCCATAGGCCTAGTTAATGGGAAGCATGAGCTTAGTTCATTGGAAGCGGCGATGGCAAAAGAGATAATGGTTTTCATGGAAGGGTTTCACTTAACTGATCAGAATAATATAGATTTATTTCAAATCCTTAATGACCAATATAATGACGTACGTCAGAAGCTTCGGAATGAGTTTGTAGGGCATTCCATCATTCAGCAGATGGATGTAGTGCATGTATTTATAAATGGCAAGACAAGGGATGTGACGCCTGGCAGTGAGCAAAATGTTGATAATGGCATCCTGTTAGGCAATTTGCAAATACAAGGTGATATGCTTGACGTATCTGCTATTAAGACAGAATGGGAGCAAACTGCACCAGCATTGCCTTTTGAATTCTACCTTGCATTGAGAGATAGAACTCAATGGAGAAGTGATGGTTCTCAGATATTCTGTGGGCCTGTGGATAGTGTTGGAACTGAGTACAATGCCGATGATGGCTCGTTCTCTATAAATGTTTCTTGTAAAGATAATGTTGAATTTTTAAGAATTGGACGTTTTAATAAAAGTCCCAGTTTAGCTCAACCTGATGGATTGATAAACGATCCACTCACACCCTTTAATTTAAATGTAGACTCTGCTACTGGTCTAATTTCATCAGAGCCGAAGCTTTCAGATGAGAACATTAGGCGATTACCTTATCTGAGATTTGATGATGGCATTATGGCTGGTAAAAAGGTTACTGAAGATAATGTAATTCAGGATAAAAAGATTGGTGGACAGGTAGTTTCATTCCAACATGCTCCGGGACTCACATATAAGTGGAAAGATGGAATTATATCTGAAACTTTAAATGTGAGTACGAAGAAACCTTTGAATGGAAAGGGGTCTACAATCGCGGATGTGGTTGAGACGTATGGTGTTTCCACATTTGAAAATCCTTTTGCAGGTCTTGATGCCGCTGATGTAGTTAGTATACTTGTTACAGGCAGGCCTCACAATTACGCAACATTCTTGAGACACTCTCTCGACATCGGCACTTATACTATCGACAACACCAATCAGAATAAGTTCTATTTCAATTATTTATTTGACTTCTTTGAAAGGCAGTCGACGATTCTCGGAAACTTCGTCCCATCTAAGTCTTCAATAGTCTCTCCATCAGTTGCAGCATCTGCCTTTAGAGAGAAAAGTAAGATGGATGGATTGAATGGCGAGAGAATTAAACTCGAAAAACAAATTGCGGATATTGAGGATCAGCTAAAGGGAAGAAGTACATCTGGGAATGCTATCATTGACAGCAATCTTTTAAACCTTAAAGTGAAGAGGGGTAAGTTAGAGGCTGCTTTGACGGAAGCTATAAATGGTGCAAAAGAAGGGTTTAACTCTGATGGCGCTGATGCAGCTGCAGCTTCACTTTCAGTTGTTGGAAATGATCTTCTGCTTAGTTTCGATGATGTTGAAATTGAGGACAAGAATAGGACATTGAAATATCAGGTTCGAAAAAAGCCTGAAGATGTTAGATATAATCTTGATAAAAACTTTCTTGTGGTTTCGGAACAGTATGATTCAGATCTTGACATACAGGCTTTTGCGAGAGAATTAAAATCTGGTAAACCTGATTTGTTCAAATCGACTTATCAATCTCCCTTAGACTTGTGTTCCACTGCAGCTCAAACCGTTGGATTTGAACTGTTTGCAGACAGTCAGGGTAACATCGTCTTTAGGCCCCCTGAATATAACAAGACGCCTTTGAGCTTACTCTTGAAGTTAATCTCTCTCAAGAGTACAGAGGGAGTCGGCTATGTTCCTGAATTTATTCACAGTCTATTTAAGAGTAGGAGTGAATTAATTGAAGATCAGATTCTACTTACTGAATTACAGATTTTAGAAAACATTCTTCTACTTGGGCAGCCACTTGAATCTACAATTGACGGAAGAGGTGTTAATGATCTTACCTTGTCAATAGATACTGCAGATGGAGGGGTAACCTGGGCATTGGATGTAGACTTACTACAATCTCAATTAAAGAAATCCTCTCTTTTTGAATTCACAGAACAAAAAAAGTTGAGAAACAAATCTCAGGAATTCAATCCATCCGAATTTGCAGTATCATTGATCAATGTTCGGAATAATATCAATCAATTGCTTGGAAGGACTGATAAAATTAAAAGGACTAATGACCTCACGAGCATTGACAATGCAAGAAAGGAAATTGCAAGATCTAACGTTTCAACTAGTACTGTTGCTTCGATAACTCGTTTGAACATTGTTAACGAAATAGCTCAACTGGTCTCAAAAAGACAACTGGTTGGCAGAGCATATTTGAAAATAATTGAGAATGCTAGAGATTTCAATCTACTGGAAGGTCAGACTGGTGGTCACTCTCAATCTGATGAACTTTTTATACCAAGTAGTGTTTCTGCACAATTGAGAGGAGTAAATAGAGATATTCCTGCATTTCCAAAATACATGGAAAGTCTTATTGAGAATGACTTAACTAATGAAGAAGGGTTTCGGTCTGGAAAAAGATTTATAATAATGGATGATGTTATCTTGCGTATGAGTTTGCGGGTAAACACTCCTGAATTTAACCAAATTGAGGTTGTTGGAAATCAGGACTTTCTCAGTGGCAGAGATGGATCTTTAGGAGGCGTTGCCAAAGTATTATGGGCAGGTTCTACAGATTTTGATTCATGGAGGCAGTTTGGATACCGAGCTGGTCAGCCCATATTTCGTCCAGATTTCACAAACCCAGAGAGTCAATGTGCGCCATATGCTATATTTAAATTACAGGAAGAGCGTAGAAAAATCCATCAAGGAACTGTGACACTTGTTGGTAATGAGTTTTACCAGGTTGGAGATGTAGTATATTTGAACAATCGCAGTATGCTATACTATGTAACTAAAGTGTCTCATAACTTTGTATTTTCCAGTGGTAGTTTTACAACTACACTCACATTAGAATATGGACGAGCATTGGGAGAATATATTCCGACTACTCTTGACATAATTGGAAAGGGCTTATTGGCAAATCAGCGAAGAGCTTTTGGTAACATAGCTGTGAACAGGGCTTCAGTTTCCACTAACCATTCAGTATTCTTGGAGACATTGTTCTTACCAGAATATTCCAATGTATCATATTTCAATATGGGAGATATTAAATCTGAGTTTATAAAGAGACCTCAGAATTTGAATAAAGTTCAGAATGCGATACAGAAGGCTTCTGGTCGTATTAATAAAAAGAAACAAGGTGAAGTTAAAATTGAAGTTAGAACTTATTATGTAGATGGTTTGAATGACAGCTTTCAAAAGGCTAAGGACATTGGAAGCTGGGTTCAAGATATGCTAAGCGGGCAGATTACAGAACAAACTAGTGGAAACTTATCTGAGAGTCGTTTTAAGAAGTCTGATGTTATTTTAATTCCGCCTATTAATATCAGTTCAACTAGCGAGTTATCTGAACGCGAGGAAAAATTAAGAAGATTTCCTTCAGCTCAAGCTTGGTCTGGACTAACTTCATTTGTAGATGGTGATGGTGTAGGTCTTCCGCTTAATGCTATTGATATATTCTTCGTTGCTGAGAAGTCTCGCTATGGAGATCAAGACCCTATAAAGTTGCAAGAGACCGGTAACAGTAGTTAAGTGTATAGGAAAATATGAGTTACAATGGGACTTTTGAAAATCTTATTAGAGTTGGTATTATTGAAGCTGTTGACTATGCTCGACAGCAATGCACCATTAGGCTTTATGACAGAATAGATCAGCAGAGATTTAGCGTAGCTCTCCCGAATCCAAGTAGTGGCATGGATTCGGGAGTCTATCATCATCCTGAGCCTGGAACTATGGTAGCAGTAGGCTGGTCTTATCGAGAACAGCCTGTCATCCTCACTACGCTCCCATCCTCTGCATTCTCTAAAGACTCCACTCTTGAAGGAAACAGCGAGGATATCTATGTCGGTACTTCCGGTTACCCTAAACTTGGAAGAGGAGAGGTTGCACTTTCTGGAATAGGTGGCACTGAAATAAGACTTGCGAATCTAGGTTGCATCAATATGAGTTTCGGAGATTCGTTCTTCGATCTAGATTGCAGTGATCGCTCTGTGTTAAGTGTAAAGGAAACGCTTCAGTCTACTGAGGCTGGATTTAAAGTGTCAGGAGTTATTCTAAGAGACTTGAGAAGCCTTACTAGCAAGGATGAAGCTCTTGAGAATAAGATAACGAACTCATCTTATTTGAGAAATCTAACACCTATCTCAAGAGATCCTATATTTGCACCAGCTTCAATTACCAGTTCATTAAAAGATGGATTAAGTGAAGCTCAAAGAAATCCTCCTTTCATAGAAAACAAAAGTATAGTATATGAATTTGCAAAATCATATATGGTTGATACGTTGGATGAAGAAGCATCTAGACTTAATGAAGATGAAGAGCATGACTTCTTATTTCAGCCAAGTAACCGTAACAATACAAGATACAATATTCTAAATCTCAACACTGATAATCCTAATCTTTTGATAGAAAAGACTGAAGGAACTCTTGTCGACATTTATGGAAATATACTTGATTTAAATCGTAGTCCTATTTTGTTTCCTGGTGACACTGAGGGAAAAAAAAGCACCAAGGAAAGACTTCAAAAGTTAGAGACCCTAACTAGAAGAAGTGTTAAGCTTCATTATGAAATAAATTCCAGAAAGGCTTCTAAAGGTCAGGTTTCGACCACTACCTTGGAAGGTGGTGATGACTTAGCGGTTGGACATACTCACTCAAGGTGGAGCTTCGATGTAGATGGTGAAGGACTTACCAAGATTAACATCCCTGCCTCTTCAAATGTGGGGAACATTCCACTTTTAACAAGGTATGTTACTGCTAATTTAAGGGCGAAAGATTCAACTGACGAATCTGCATCTCAGACGTCAGATTCAACTGGTAACGATTCTCAATTTAATGATATTTCTAATCCACGAGATATATTCTTCAGACCTACTAGTGTAGATGGTGTTGATACTAATCAGGATATATTTCACCTAGCTTATGGTGATTTGTCCAGTGATGGGATTCCTGTTCACTTAGCTCCAGGCAATATTGGGGAAAAAGGTGGACCTACTCTTGCATATAGGACTGCGTATCATGATATAGTTAATACTGCTCCTAAAGCGTTAGTTGGGCCTAATATACCTGGAACTCCTGGACAATCTGCATTTGTCCCTGATGGTTCTGCGGATGCCTTTTCGAACTTATTTGATGACATAGTTGGAGCGGCGGCTTCTTCTTTACCTGTATCTTCGGCTGGTGCTTCAACTCCTGCAACACCTCCTACGGCAATTAGAAACATATCTCTGAACAATGCATTTGCCGAAGAGGGAGCCCCTGTTCCAAATGTTGGTGGTAGAAGCATTTTTGCTAATTTGGACGGCAGCGTTGAGTTTAACATTGGTCGAGATTTCATTGATCATAAATCTATGGTCTTGGATACATCAGGTGGTATTATAAGTCGAATTGGAAAAACCAGAGCGGAGTCCAATAATGCTAGTATCATTAGCCAGTTGGATGGAAGTGTATTTATACAAATTGGTGGTGATAGTATTGAAGGTGAGGAGAAGATTGCGGACCCAAAGGTTAAATTGGTAGTTCAAGGTAGCAAGGGGACTGATGAGATATCTATTGATGCAAATGCTGTGCGAATTAAAACTGCGGCTTCGGGCAAGAATTTGATTCTTGAAAGCTCAAAAAACTTAATTCTCAAAGCAAATGGTGTTCTTATGCTTGCAGGTTCAACTGTAGCTGTACATGGTACAGTGGATGATACGGGAGATATTATAAGTCCCGCTAGGTTGATAAGTCAGACAGGTAAGGAGATATAATGGGTTGTTCAATAGTTGGTCCTACTAATCCGATTAGTGATTTGATTGCAAGTTCTTTGGGAGCTAACTTCTCCCCTCCTTATGATTTGAACTTTCAACCTGTGGATCGAAGCAAGTTAACTGAAGAAAAGTTCTTAAAAATGAACACTCCTGGCGGCGGAAAAATAAAGCCAATTGGGGATCCTAAACATAAGCATATCACCGAATACATATCCCCTATAGCAGGAGTACTAGGAAGTGTGTTCGCTTTATTTGCACCTCTTTACATCATCTTGGATGTCATCCGAGCTTTGATTGATATTATTTGCTCGCTTTTCAACCCAGTTCCTCTTATTCTTACGGTGGTTGATTTATTTTTAAATGTAGTTCCTCCACTTATAGCTCTCTATCCTCCTCTTTCAGCAATTCTTCATGCTATAAATGCAGCGAAATTAATCACTGCAATTGTAGGTGGTATTGTAAGTTCTCTGATCCCTATTATTGCAAACGTAGTAGAGTGCGGTCTATCTATAGAGACTTATTTATCAGAAGGTAATATCAGTGCTATTGACAATATAGGTGTTAAAATCTGTGAGCTGCTTCAAGATTTTGCAAATACAATTGCCGGTTTTGGCCCAATTAAATTTATACTAGATTTGCTTGAAATGTTCTTAGGTTTAGGTGCTAAGTTTTTCTGTATTGGCGCTCCTGCTGGAGATAGTCCGTGCTGTACTACTGAAAATTGTCCGCCGATGATTATCAACCCACCTGCCGGGAATGGTCTGATATTAAATACTGTTAAGAAATTTACATTAAAAGATCTTGCTACATACTTATTGGACGTCTTTAGCCCAGTGCTTGAAACTGTGACTGATGTTATGAATAGGGTTGTCGGTATAATTGAAGATCTTGTTGAGATAACTCTTTCCTCAATTATAGATGCTATTGTATTCCTTCTTGATGCTGTGAATGGTTCTCTCTTTGGAGCTCTTGATGATTTCATCGAGGATCTTAATTTAGATTCTGGTTCTGTCGGTGGCCTTAATATTCCTGATTTCACTGTACCCACGGCTCCTGATGAATGGCAAGATGTAGTGTTTGTGCAACCTGCAATGTACTTGGAATATAAAACTGCATTTAGTCAACCGAATGAGAACGGCCTTGTTTCTCAGATTGGAGTTGGCCATGAATTCAGTGCATCTGAGTTATCTGAAATACAGAATTTCATTATACCTCCTGATGCCATACCTGTGCCGTTGCCTAAGTTGCCAAGCTTCTTAGGAGGCACGAGTGATAGTGAGGCGGGACAAGACCCGGCTACAATTAAAGTCAAAATCACAAGGCCGAGTGGTAGTTTGGTTGAAAGGACTGTCATTGCTGAAAGGAAAAGGTTCAGTTACAATACCGTTGGTATGGATTTCGATCCAATTGTAGTACCCGGAACCACTCAGACTGCATCTGGTGCTGCTGGATCGGTTGAGTTTAAACTTCCAAATGGAGGTTCTCATCCTTTATTTATAAACGAGATACCATTTGTTGCAGGTACATTGCCACAGAGTTTTGGTAACTACATGGTTGATTATGAAAATGGTGCAGTTGTAATTTTTGTTGGTAATAACATTACTCCATTTACCGCAGACCAAGCCATTACGTACGATTCAAGCCGTGAAGTTATAATGAGCTATAGCTATAAAGACACTGCTAATGCACAATCTGTAATAGCAAGTGCAGTTTATGAATTCCCAACTTTGCCTCAAATGCTGGCTGGGCTAGGCCTTCCTAATACTACGGCATCTGAACAGATTGTTAGAGATTTATTTCAACTTCAAGGGCTTGGGTATATACCTCTGAGGTCCCTTGGTGTTATTCATGTATTTGATGATACATTTGAAACTGGCGACGAAGTAGAATATGAAATACTCCCAGTTCAAACAGAGCTTCTTAAAAACAATTTGATTGGACTTGGGTGTCAGAATGATATTCAATCTGCTGCTCAATCATTGACCTCTTTGATCAATGCAGATATAGGCTCTTTACCACCTGGGTTGAATGCATTGGATCCATTGAAGGAGAAAATTGGTCAAAGCTTTCCTCCACCTCCAGAGCAAGGTTTACAGGAGTTGTTAGATGAGCTTACAGAAGATCCTACAAAACCTGTGGATCCAATTCCTCTTCTAAACAATTATTTGGAAGAAGTCGCTGAGTTTGCAGATCAAGTTCTTTGCGTTGGAGTTAGCTCTGTTACCAGTGTGTTTGAAGCATCTAAACCATTTGTTCTTGCAAATGGCAAAGACTTTTCAACCTTATCTTTAAGGATAAAGGATCAAGGTGGAAACGATCTACTTGTTGGAGGTTTACTTCCCAGTTCTAGCTTTAGGGCTGAATTTCTAACTACATTAGGAGATGTGGGAGAGGTAGAATTCGATCCAGATACTGGCTCGTTCTACGCTCCTATTTCAAGTGAAATTGTAGGTATAGCTGACATTACTGCCAGGTTTATAGTTAGGGATAAAGTTTGCTCAACTATATCTGAGTTCTCAGATTTATCCGTTAAAGATCAGATTGTTAGGGTTGAGTTTGTCCCTGAGCGGACAATTGCGCCTCGCACCAGACGTCAGCCTCAATATGTCCAATCTAGAGGTGGCAGAGTAAGGAGATAATATGACAGCTTCTTCAGATGCAGTTAAACAACGAGACGTTCAAGGGGTCTCATTTGATCCCTCCCAATTCATGCGCAGCATCATCAGTAATATTGATGGCGCTCGGGGTGATATGGGACCTATTCCTAACAAGATAGTTGAAAACATCATTACCGAGCCAGTTGGCGAAAGGGTTGAAAGTAGAGTTAATGCTTTCTTTCGACTCATAGGTCTCCCTGCAACACGGGATGATTCCATTATCACAAGAAGAAGGGAAGATTTCGAATTAAATACTACAGAGTCTCAACTGAGTCAAACTAGCACATTGAATTATTTCGCACCAGGTAGTTTAAATATAAATGATCCGTCCATACCTGGTAAGTTCCTAACTGGAAATGAAGCGTCCAGAAGGATAGTTGGAAGAGAGCAAATTTTACAAAAGCCGATTAAAAATCAAACTATGGTTGATTTGCTCAATAAGCCTCTTCCTTTAGATTCATCCATTCTTCCAAATGTATCTAGAAGAACTTCTTTATTTCCCTTGTTAGTTGATGCATCTACTCCAATATATCCTTTGAAGAAAAGAACAGCTCCGTTATTCTATGATGGAGACTTTATATTATCTGGGGCAAGTAGCACCCGGTTGCCAAGACCATTTTTAGAGAGCGTAATTTATATGCGCACACAAGTTCTTCAAAGCGGAAGTACTGATAGCATGAAAAAGGATTTGGCAAAGAATATTAAGTCATTTGTTCTTGGAAACGCTCAGCCATTAACTTCGGAAGAATCTGATCAAACTGGAGAACAATTTGTTAGAAGCTTAGGGTTAGACAATCTTGACAACCCAGCAGTTGATTCGCTTTCCAATTATAATTTATTGGAACTGAGAATGATTAATAAATTCGTACAGGCTCTTAGATCTAGTGCAATGAATTATAAATCTGCAGTATCTTCGGCGACCGAGTTTAAGAAAAGAGTGTCATTTTCCCCAGAGGTTAAGGACAACCCTGCCGAAAGAAGCGGTAATTCAACCGTAATTGTTAATGGCTTGATAAAAGGTTCCATTGATGATAAGATAGAATCTTTAGAAAGTCAACTTTCTGTATCTAACTCGTTCATAAGTTTGCTTCCAACTAATGAGGTTAAGCGTGCGGATACGAGTTATAGGGCAGAAGGGGATGAGGTAGTTAAAAGCATTATTCCAGATGTATTTATATCTGATTTTACAAATATTGTTACATTTGATCAGGAAAATATCCTCAGTCAGCTGTCGAGTGCAAAATCTCAAAGAGAAAGAGATATAAGAGAATACAATTTAATAAAAGAAAGGATACAGTACTTTAGCGGAGAAACTGTCGGTCTATCAATATTTGACATTCTATGTACATTCCTAGCTTTATTCACAGTTGATATTGAAACTTTAATTGGACTGTTAAATAAAGACGCTAGGGCTAGATTGTTCAATAGTCCATTTTACTCATTTCAAAATAATGCCGAAAACAAAGGTAAGAATAAAACTCCCATCTTTGATCAAAATGCCGTCACAGATAGGATAGAAGCGGCCCTAATATCTAGCACTAATTCTTTAGATGTCCAAATTTCATTGAATGATCTAGAGGATAAAATTAGAGAGAACTTTAAACTTTCAAGTGCTTTCTACAATGATGCTATTAAATCCTCACCTGGCTCACCTGGAGTAGTTGGAGTGGGCAGTAGAGTTGGACGCTAGGAGGTAGATTTGTCATTCGGTCTTAAAATTACAAATGGCGACATAGAACTATCTGGTGGAAGTATCTCCTTATTGCAAAATAAGGATAAGCTTATTCAAGATGTTTTGAAAATTCTATTTACCTCGACGGGTGAAAATAAGATTCACCCTTGGTATGGAACCCCTTTGCTTTCTAGAGTTGTCGGACAAAGTACCATTTCAGATGTTATTGAGAAAGAAGTCATTGACGCTATATCATATGGTCTTGGTAATTTAAAAACATTGCAACAGTTACAGGAGCAGGACAGTCAATTTGTGACACCTCAGGAAATGTTAGCAAGTGTTAAAAAGATAGGGGTGAAATTAAATGAGCAAGATAAACGTAAATTAGTTATAAGTATAGAAATAGTTGCACGAAGTAATGAGCTGATAACGGAAAGCTTTATTGTAAATGTGTAATTAGAGGGTTACAAATGGTTGCATTTAAATCGTTAGATGAAATAGTCTTAGGTATGATAGATTTTCTCAGGCTTGTTCAGCCAGATCTGGATACTAAGCCTGGTTCTCCGTCTAGAGACTTGTTTGTAGAAGGCCCTGCTAGTGAGCTTTCAAAACTATACAGTGAACTTAGAAATATTGCAAACTTGCAATCTTTATCCTCTGCAAGTGGCAGCAGTCTCGATAGATTGGCAAAGAACTGGGGCCTCATAAGAAGCAATGGTTCTGCTGCTAGTGGTACTGTTGTATTTACCACAAATGATTTATCTACTGATATATTTATCCCATCTAACACATTAATTACTGCATCAAATGGAGTGACCTTTAGAACGCTATCAAGCGTGACAATGGAAGCTGCAAATTCTAATATATTCAGTGCAAATGCTCTTAGGATTCGATCTGAATTAGACCTCTCAGGTATTTCAGATAAATATTCTGTTGAAGTTGGTGCTGAGGCGATATCTCCAGGGTCTTCTGGGAACGTTGGGAGGTATCAACTTACTACTCAGTCGATCCCAGGTATATCTAACGTTACGAATGTAAGTAGTTTTACTGGCGGCTCTGCCAGTGAGACTGATGAGGTGTTTAGAGCTAGAGCCTTAGGTGTGTTTGCTGGTTCTAATATTGGCACTGCATTGGGTTATAAGAATGCAGTCCTGGCAGACTCTAGAGTTCAAGATGCATTGACTGTTGAACCTGGGGACCCTTTAATGATTAGAGATGGCACTGACACGGGCATTGATGATGATGGTAATCCCATCATCATAGCCTCTGGAACTGGTGGCAAAGTTGATGTTTATATCCAAGGAACTGCAACTGAAAACTTCACAGAATCTTTAATTTGGAGAGATCAGGGTGGGCGAGGTGATGCGACCGACTCATCAAACGATATTATACTTGGTCAGAGAGATTTAAATCCCCTTTTAGACTTCCAACAAAGGAAGTCTCTATCCATCAGTAGTGGGAAGCTTCCATACCAACCTGTAAATAGAATTATTTCTTTGTCGGGAAGTTCATCTGGTCCTAACTTTCTTGAAAAGTATGTTGACGAAAATGGTAAAACTCAGGGAAGTTTTGAACTAATTGAAGACACTGGAGTGTTTTCAGGAAGTCCTTTTGGGTTTGATAAGATTCACTTCATATCCAATGAAATATCTTTGCCATCTGAGTATACTTCAAAAGGGCCTTTCAATAGCCAGGACCCTTTAGACTTCACAGAGGTGACTAGGGTAAATAGCGTCTCTCAGGATTTTAGTATAGTTAATGAAAATTCAACTGTGGATTCTACAGATAGATCTATTTTGACATTGAAGCATACTCCAGTTATTTCCACCACCCGAGTTGAAAACCTCACCACTGGTGAGAGATATATTGTTGTTAATCAAAACCTCGATGGAGGCCTTAGCAATACAACTGGTAGAATTAAGATATCTGGCAGTACTTTGCCAACAAGCAATGATACCTTGCAGGTAAATTATCTATGGGGACTTGAGTATGATGACGAGATTGATTTTGACAATCTAGGTGAGCAATCTTTATTTACTCGTACGACTCAGGATTCTATTGACTGGGGTTTTGGAAATAAGGTTGATGCCGAAAATGAAACTGTTCTTTACTCTGCGATGGACGGATATCATGTTATAGTTGAACACCCTGTGAGCAGAGTTGTTAATGTTAACAGTAGGCTTGAGGAAACAGTTGTTAATGCATCTGGTAAACTTGTTGTATCTACAAATATCCAGCGAATTAGATCCATCACTGATGATACTGGCCGTGAGGTTTTCAATACCAGTTTATTCAATGGTTCATTTAGTGCTAAGGAGATTACTCTTCCTACGGACACTGTGTCATCTTCTGGAGATAATGCAACTGTTATATATAATTCGGTAGATTTGTACTCTCCTGATGGTTATGATAACGGTTCTTTCAGTGGTGCTGTAATTAGATTACCTGATGACGTGGCAATGGCTGGCGATTCTGTATATGTCGATTATGTTGCCAATGTGCCCACATTGGTGCCTACATCTGCCCTCTTGTCACTTCCGGCTGATGGTTATCAGAATAAGTTCATAGTAGGTGGAAACTCAATCGGAAATCAGCCTGTTAGTCATGATTACTCAGGTGGTTCTGAAGGAAGATTGTTAAGACTTTCTCCAAGTTACCTCAGGATGAATGTTCAAGGGATATCTGCGCAGGGCAGATTGACTATCAAAGGCACTGGATTTAAACGAGTTGACTCCCTTATGACTGTAAGGCGTGATGGTCTGAAGGTAGATTTAGCTGAAGCTATAAGGTCCAAGATTGGAAGCTCCACCATACCTTCTACCGCATTCGTAGGTATGGTAACAGGAGTGAGTAAGGTTACTTTAACTGACGGACTTGTCTCAAGTACTGATTTCACTTTTGATTTATTGAATCATGAATTGATGACAAACTCTTACAGTGAAGATGCTCTTGAAGACTCTAGTCTTCAGAGAACTGAAGTGCAAATCTCATCCACCGAGCGTAATTTGGAATATGTTCCAATCACTGGTGATACGTTACTTGTAACTTTCTTTATAATAGATACAAACACTGTTGAAAACATGACTGTTTCATCTTCTGGAATTAAAGTCAGTTCTAATAGATATTTCAATGTCAGCCGAGTTGTTATTAGCAATGGGTTCGTAGGTTTATCTGGAAGTTTAGATGGAACTATAAGTATAGATTCTTTAACTCAACCTACTGCGGGCTCAACTTATTTCATATCGTATGATTATACTGCTCCTAAGGAAGGAGAGAGATTAACTGTATCTTATGATTTTAATAGACTTGTTAATGATACTACTTTTGCAGTTGAATCTGTGAGACCTGTAACTGCAGATGTTTTAGTTAAATCGGCTTCAAGTATTGAGATAGATGTTTCGGTTGATGTAGTTAAAACCTCATCTGTTACAATTGCAGATGAAACTTTACGTCAAAATGTAGAGGAAGCGATTTCGAGTCTTTTGACAAGTGGAGGTCTAGGTGTTTCTTTAGATTCCTCTGATGTTATAAATGCAGCTTCATCTGTAAATGGAGTTGATAGAGTTATATTGACTAAGTTTAATCTATCTGGATTAACTGGATTGAAGAAAACCATTTCTGCAGGTAGGGATTCTTACATTGCCGCTGGCACCGTTGTGACTACAATTGAGGAACGTTAATGTTTAGAATTTCTAAGTTTAATCACAAATCTGTTACTGAAATTCAATTACAGTTTACTGAAAATCTGGATTTGAACATTGGTATTTCCAATGTTAAGGTGACATCTAATACGTCATCTACGCAGGATTTGAGCGTTAAATCTGTAGATGTTACAGGCAATGTTTTAACTATTGAGACATCTCCTCAAGCGGCACTTTCTACCTATGTAGTTCAATTGCTTTCAACTTCTTCTCAGTCGTTCTCAAGCGTTAGTGGAAGTGTTCTTCAAAGTCCGACTACTTTTAACTTTCTAGGTCAAGAACGTGCAAATGATATTAGAGATTTGATTTTAAATGACATGCCGAGCATTTATGATGTTGATAATGACACTCTCATTAGAAAGCATGTGTCGAATGTATCTGAGCAACTTTTAAAATGCAGAACAGATATCAGAGGAACTGGTAATTCTAATTATCTATCTGTAACTGTAAATAAAGATCTTCTCTCTTCTGGAGATTTGCCAGAAG